ATGGATCAGGTCGTTGTTTTTCAAAAGATGTTTGAGCAAGTGAGAAAAGAGCAAAACTTCTCCTGGTTTTATTCAGAATTAAAACATCACCGTATTGCACATTACATTTATTATCTGGCTACGGATAACATCAGAATTATTACTCACGATGATACGGTTTTGTTATTAAGAGGAACCAGGAACCTGTTAAAAGTTAGTACGACCAAGAACCCTGCTAAAATAAAAGAGGCCGCATTGCTTCATATTTGCGGAAAATCTACATTTCGGGAATACTGTTCAACACTGGCAGGTGCGGGCGTTTTCCGGTGGGTTACTGATGTTAATCATAACAAACGCAGTTACTACGCCATTGATAATACGCTTTTATATATTGAAGATGTAGAAAATAATAAACCATTAATCTAGCTAAAGTTGGATACTTAAGAAATGCTTCATAATTCAGTAAGGCATTAGCATAATGGAAATAAAAGTGCAGAGACTATCTCTATGGATGATTAATACTGTCTTTTTATTGTCACCCATAAATAATCACCAGACTAATACTATCAACTTGATATTTGAAATGTGATCACTTGACTTTTGATACGTTATTTTATAACGGTTAACATATTTATAAAAACAACGGCCGTGCCACACGTCCGTTTCAATACTTAACGCACATGTATTTTGGTTTAGTCATCATCCGGTTATATGTATTTTAGCCAGGAACAGGTTAAATCATTCCTATATAACTCAAAAATTGAAACCTTATTCTCATGTCATGCTTATATTCATTATTATCGTTATATAAAAAGGCAACCATAATGTTTAGCAAATTGGCACAAAGTAGCATAAAGGCTATGTTTTAATTACAGGATGTTCAGTCATTTGAATGTATAACATTATAGCTAAACAAATCTAAAACGAAGTCAATAATTTATTGCTTTCACAAAATCTCATTTTGTTTAACATCCATTGAGATTCCTTGCTTTAAATTTTATTTTATATAAGCCATCATTTTAATTAATTTATTTTTTTGAGGGGGGGGGGTAATATACTCATATGCAAAATCAAGAAATAAACATCCTAATGAACCATATTAAATACCGTGGGATAAGACATAACAAATGAAGTGGATAGTAATTGACACGGTAATTCAACCTACATGTGGTATATCTTTTTCAGCCATATGGGGTAATATGAAAATGATCATCTGGTATCAATCTACTATATTTCTCCCTCCTGGCAGTATATTTACACCGGTTAAGTCTGGTATTATCCTTAAGGATAAAGAATATCCTATTACTATTTATCACATCGCACCATTCAACAAGGATTTATGGAGTTTACTCAAAAGCAGTCAAGAGTGTCCTCCAGGAGAAAGCAAAATAACAAATAAATGTTTACATAATAGTTGCATTATAAAAATATGCCCATATGGGCTCAAGTAATGGGCTTCATATAAATATGCTCGATATGCTATTAATAATATCCACATAAATAAAACAACGGGCGTGTTATACGCCCGTTTCAATATTTAACACATGGAGAGATTACATGTTTTCGATGATCGCTTCACCAAACTCTGAACATTTCAGCAGCTTAGCGCCTTCCATCAGACGTTCGAAGTCATAAGTTACGGTCTTGGCATTGATTGCGCCTTCCATACCTTTAACAATCAGGTCAGCCGCTTCAGTCCAACCCATATGGCGCAGCAGTATATAAAAACCATGAATTCAAGTCATTGATATTTAACGATAAAAATTATTTTATTGTCTTTTTATTAGCCAAAATAAACTTTATTCAACCGTTTGATTTCATTGACGTTCGTTTTTATTTTGGGGAAAGGTTTTCTCTACCATTTATATCCAAATTACAAGTCTACATTTTATTAACATCTCAATACATGTGAGGCCTTGCAGACCTTTGTGAGACCTTATGTGTCTCTGTTTTGTCCCAACTTATGTTAAGAGGCACATAATTAAAAATAAGATAACGATGCCGCCAAGCAGTGCAAAACCTTGTTTACTCCACGACTGTCTGCCCCATTATCTGCATACATAATTATCCTCCATAACTGAGATAAATGTCGGTTATGAGCGAACAACAGACGTTTAGTTTATGATGGCTGTGTCTATACATTAAACATAACATCCATTACCGGCACCGCTTATTAATTGCTATCTGATATTGTCACTAAAAAAATAGGCATTCCCCGATATAATAATCACAAAGAAGCTTTTGGTGCTGGCAATCGGTATACCTCATAGTGGACTGCGACTTTCCGGGCACGACAAGGATATATCAATGTATGAGCAGGAAAATTAGACCGTGGTGCGTCATATGATGACTAAGCACGGATAACAGCTACTTAATTGAAACTATTGATTATATTACAGCCAGTGCCTTATAGGATGGTTAGTCATCAACCGCGACTCCTGCACAATCATGGGCTATTGCCAGCAATTGTTTTTTAATTGCTTTAGCATCTACCGTCATATCTACTGTAGCAAAATGGATCTTATGTCCCTGAGTGACAACATACTCATTAAGCATATAGCCAACAGCTGGATGAAGTAGAAGACCAGCGGCATTGAGCGAAAGCGGATCCGTCTTGTTCTCCTGTGTTCTAAGGTAGGTATATAGCTGATAAATATAGCCATTACGTAGTGATTGCTCCCGATGCCAACCCTTTGTCAGAATCGAATTAAATTTGGTATCGATAATAATACGCCGCTGGGCAGTCTTGTGTTCCAGAATAATGTCTGACTTCATTGTCGGGAAAATCTCTGCACTACCTGCACTTTGATCGCTCAACGCCCATTTCAGCTCTTTCCCTGCAGAGACCTGCCAAGTTGTTTTGGCAAGGTGTACACGATATAAGCCAGCGATACCTTTTTCAAATAGTCTTCTCATCCAGTAAAGGTTATTTGAGGGCGCAGGTAAAAGATATTGGCCTTGATCTTCGGTCGGCATCAGCAGTTCAAAAGCTAATCGTGCGGCATCGACCATCGGTTTATCTGCGGCATCATGGCGTCCAAAACGCCACACTGAGGGTAATTCGCGGGGGGCAGGATATCCTCCATTTATCCCCTCACGGCGAAGTGATATTGCCATAAAATGGCAATCTGCCGCCAAAGACGGTTTCACTATGATTGAGGCCAGACGTTCTAACGCACAGCGAACATAGCGATTTCGGGGGGTGTTGAGGGTTATGTCTTGAAAATGGCAGGCAACCTGTCCCCGTTCCAGCAGTTGATGACTGGCAGTATACAGTATGTCAATGCGCCCTCTCACCCGGTTCAGGGCCGCATGACAAGTTTGGTATCCCATATTTAAATTGCGACGTCGGCGCAGCGTAATCTCATGAAGGAGGATTGTCGCCACCAGGTCGGGGATTTCTGCTGGGTTATCTTCTACTGCGATCTGATTGCGCCCTAACTGGCGAAACAGATCTGAAGCGTACAGCATCAGCATCCAGATATTTCGCATGGGAATACGTGATGCTGTATGTTGCTCACTCCCGGTTATTGTCGTCATTTTGCTAATAACACTTTTCTGGCTTCATCGACTTTATTTGGAGCATCGAACCAATATTCGGCGAGCAAAGGGCAGATCTCTGTATCAACGACTTGTTCATACCAAGCCTGGGCATCGTTGATTTTTTGGCCGATAGCTGGGGTGACATAGCTGTGACCGATACAAAACTGTGGTCCTAAGGTAACATCTTTTGCCAGCATATCGTTTAATACCGTCAGTCGAGATTTGATGAATGCTAACATGTCAAAATCAATTGCGTAATTATAATTTACCCAGTTTCTCCACGCGTCATTAAAAGCTGGCTTTAGATCGATAAACGCGAAACGACGGCGCAGCGCTAGGTCAAGTAGTGCGAGTGAGCGGTCTGCAATATTCATCGTACCGATGATATATAGATTCTCAGGAATGTATATTTTTTCATCAGCATTTTTAGGATAGGAAAGAGATAATGCCTCAGTCGGCGTGCGTTTATCTGCTTCCATCAACGTGAGTGTTTCACCGAAGATTTGCGCCGGATTGCCACGATTAATCTCTTCAATTATCACCACATATTTCGAGGTAGGATTATTGACTGCAGTTTTGATTGCATTTACAAAAGGTCCATCAATTAGCGTCAATTGCCCTTCTTTACCTGGACGCCAGCCTCGAATAAAGTCTTCGTAAGAGAGGTTCGGGTGAAATTGCACCGCGCTAATACGCTCAGGTGCTTTTTCTCCCATCAAGCAGTACGCCAGACGTCGCGCTAACCAAGTTTTTCCAGTTCCGGGTGGTCCTTGTAATATCAGGTTTTTCTTGTCGATCAGGCGCTGAAGTGTGAGTTGGATCTTAGCCTCTTCCAAGAAACAGCCATCCTGCACCAGATGACTGATGTCATAAGGAACGTGGGTGAGTTTTGGCAACAGCGCACTCTCTTCGACAGTTTCCTCAGTTATCGTCTGGGATTCGTTTTTCTCAAAATTCAGGTATTCATAATTTCCGGACTCGAGGGACTTTAACTCATCATCATTGCATAGTTTCTGTAGATAAAAGTAGATTGAGCTTGTAACAGTTTTGCTCTCAGGATGCTCTACCTTGAATACGTCCAAGTAGTTTTCTTCCAACTCCGAAGCAGTGAAATAAGGGCCATTTTTTTTCAGGCATAACGCCTTAATTTTATTCAGTAAAGAGGCTTTCCACGTTCTATTTGCCACCTCATCTTTAGACTGGCTAAGATCTGTATTCCACGCTGATAAGGAAAGTTCTGGGAAAGAATGAACCGGATAGTTTGGTTGGGTAAAGACCTCGTTCAGCGCCCGCATAAGACTCAGGTAACTTTGTCCACTACAGCGACCTTTTGCCCCGTTTTTAATGATCTTAATGTTTAACACTGTCTGAATGTAATACTGCGACTGGCTATCTAAAGTGGGGTAGAACCAAGGACGGGTCCAGTACAACCCCATGGTGAGATTCCAACCGACATTCATTACTGTAGAAGCGATGTCATATGCGGCAGTGAAGTCTGCAGAGTTAGTATTCTGGTTATCCGCAAAGATCATTGCCTGTGAGAACATTTCCCACAAGCATTCAATGTCATTAGGGTCGCGTGACTTTTCATAACCAAAGAACCAAGATTTTTGGTTATTCAACAGAGGGATTCCGGCAAAGGAGTCAGGAATCGGTTCGTTCACGCCCAACAAATTCGCTAGCTTGGCAGCAATAATTTTGCGATTGCTGTCGGTCAAGTTACGATTGAACAAGCCCATAGTAGTAAACGGACAAATGTCTTTTAAGGGAAAGATCTCTCCCATAATAGATTTGTCCTGCAGATGGGACATTCCTTCCACACCCGAGGCAATTAGATGAATACCTTTGACTAATTCATCTCTACGATTTCGCCAAGTCAGTAACGCGTTGGCAAAAGCCTCATAAAAACTAGCCCAAGCAAACTTGCCATCATGTTCTGCTGTATCCACGGGAACTCCATTATACTTGTTGAGCAATGATAATTTATCTGTGTGAGTTTTAACATATTACTATCAGTTATAGAAAAATTTAACTATCCGATACAGAGAGCGGAATGCTGAATTTGACCTGACTTGCTTCCAACCAATTAAAATCAACTTATTTATCAATTGGTTATTTTGGCACATGGCGGTCATCAAGGCAATATCGCGTTGTCATAAGGTGTCGAGGCTCGGAGGTTCAAATCCTCTCATACAAAAAATAAATAAAATTAATGACGGTTGGAAATTATTCAATACACTCTCGAAAGTACATCAGCCAACCGCAGCACGTTATTGCATATAACGTTTCTGCGGCATATCACAAAACTATTATTCCATAACAGGGATTGCAGGCCACTCAATATCAGGTGCAGTTGATGTATCAACACGATTCAGCAACACCCGATACTTCTTCCAGGCTTCAAGCAACGAGGTTTCTTCCTCCGTTGCGATTTCCAGATCTGCAGCATCCTGAAGCGGGGCAATATGCTCACTGGCTACCTGCATCAGGCTGTTTTTTGTTTCTTCCGCCTCCCGGATCCGGAACAGTTTTTCTGCTTCCGTATCCTTCACCCAGGCTGTGCCGTTCCACTTCTGAAACTCCCCTTCCGGGGATAACCAGGTGATATTTTCCGGTAGAGGTCCGAGTTCAGAAATAAATAACGAGTCGCCGGAAGCCACGTCATAGACGGTTTTTCCCCGATGATCTTCAACGAGATGCCACGATGCCTCATCACTGTTGAAAACAGCCACGAAGCCTACCGGAATATCTGGCGGTGCAATATAGGTACTGTTTGCTGGCAGACCTGTATGAGGCGGAATATATGCGTCACCTTCACCAATAAATTCATTAGTTCCGGCCAGCAGATTATAAATTTTTATGGTCCGTGGTTGTTCACTCATTCTGAATGCCATTATGCAAGCCTCACAATGTAGTTAAATGCGATGTTTTTGACGGTGTTTTCCGCGTTACCAGCAGCGTTAACGGTGATGGTGTGTCCATGTGAGCCAATCGCAACGGAGTGCGTATGAGCACCAATACCGACAGTATGTGCATGTGCGCCTGCGATTGCAGCAGTGCCGGACAGCGAGTGGGTATGAGCACCATCTGATGATGTCTTCCCTGCATTACGAGTCTGGCCACTACCGCTTGTTGTGCTCATAATCCCCGCGCTTGGATTTGAAATCGCGGTATAACCATTAGGGAAAATGCTCGTGTTCGTGCCACCAAATGCACCGGAACTCTTGTGTTGGTGCGCGCCGGCACTATTTGCGGTCCCGCTAATACTATGGGTATGCGCCCCGGTGTTATTCGTGGATTTGGTTCCGTAATCAAACGACGATGTGGTTTTCGTCCCCAAATCCGTACTGGATGCGCTGGCGCTGTGGGTGTGCGATTTAATGCCGTCCTGTTCCTGAGATAATACGGCCCGACCACTGGCGGGCTTGCCCTTAATCGTCCAGCCACGCATATCAGGGATCACGCCTGACGGATAAGCAACTGCAAGTTTCGGGTATGCAGATTTGTCAAAAGTCTGCCCCTGCATCAGGGCATAACCAGACGGAACGGTATCTGATGGCCACGGGATTGGTGCACCGACTGGATAAAACTCTGCAGGAGGATGAGCCGAGGTGTAAAGCTGCGCCCACGGCGACCAGTTTGCGTCGGTCGTATCCCGTCGTGAACGAATAAATGCCGGAGCATGAGCACCGCTTGTACCACTCCAGCCGATGAGTAACTCACCTTCGCCAACGGCTGTCATCCCTTTCAGGTGAATGATATTTCCATACGCTGTTGGATATCCGTTGTTATACACCTCGTATAACTCAAGACCTGCTGCCCCCTGCGTATTGTCTGTCAGCGCGGTTAACCGACACGGGCAGACTTCACCACATTCACCTCACGGATGTAGTCGCTGCCCATCGCATTCATGATGGCCCGCTGAAAGGGCAGTGTTTCCCAGCGCCCTTCCTGGTATGCGGATTCTTTCGGGAGATAGTAATTAGCATCCGCCCATTCAACGGCGGTCTGTGGCTCCGGCCTGAACAGTGAGCGAAGCCCGGCGCGGACAAAATGCCGCAGCCTGTTAACCTGACTGTTCGATATATTCACTCAGCAACCCCGGTATCAGTTCATCCAGCGCGGCTGCTTTGTTCATGGCTTTGATGATATCCCGTTTCAGGAAATCAACATGTCGGTTTTCCAGTTCCGGAAAACGCCGCTGCACCGACAGGGGGATCCCGTCGAGAATACTGGCAATTTCACCTGCGATCCGCGACAGCACGAAAGTACAGAATGCGGTTTCCACCACTTCAGCGGAGTCTCTGGCATTTTTCAGCTCCTGTGCGTCGGCCTGCGCACGCGTAAGTCGATGGCGTTCGTACTCAATAGTCCCTGGCTGGAGATCTGTCTCGCTGGCCTGCCGCAGTTCTTCAACTTCCCGGCGCAGCTTTTCGTTCTCAATTTCAGCATCCCTTTCGGCATACCATTTTATGACGGCGGCAGAATCATAAAGCACCTCATTACCCTTGCCACCGCCTCGCAGAACGGGCATTCCCTGTTCCTGCCAGTTCTGAATGGTACGGATACTCGCACCGAAAATGTCAGCCAGCTGCTTTTTGTTGACTTCCATTGTTCATTCCACGGACAAAAACAGAGAAAGGAAACGACAAAGGCCAAAAAGCCCGCTTTCAGCACCTGTCGTTTCCTTTCTTTTCAGGGGGTATTTTAAATAAAAACATTAAGTTACGACGAAGAAGAACGGAAACACCTTAAACCGGAAAATTTTCATAAATAGCGAAAACCCGCGAGGTCGCCGCCCCGTAACCTGTCGGATCACCGGAAAGGACCCGTAAAGTGATAATGATTATCATCTACATATCACAACGTGCGTGGAGGCCATCAAACCACGTCAAATAATCAATTATGACGCAGGTATCGTATTAATTGATCTGCATCAACTTAACGTAAAAACAACTTCAGACAATACAAATCAGCGACACTGAATACGGGGCAACCTCATGTCAACGAAGAACAAAACCCGCAGAACAACAACCCGCAACATCCGCTTTCCTAACCAAATGATTGAACAAATTAACATCGCTCTTGAGCAAAAAGGGTCCGGGAATTTCTCAGCCTGGGTCATTGAAGCCTGCCGCCGGAGACTGTGCTCAGAAAAAAGAGTTTCTTCTGAAGCAAACAAAGAAAAGAGTGACATTACTGAATTGCTCAGAAAACAGGTCAGACCAGATTGAAGCAATTTAGATAATCGTGCAGACTACGCCCCCTCATATCACATGGAAGGTTTATCTATGGATCAGGTAGTCATTTTTAAACAAATATTTGATAAAGTTCGAAACGATTTAAACTATCAATGGTTTTATTCTGAGCTAAAACGTCACAATGTCTCACATTACATTTACTATTTAGCCACAGAGAATGTTCATATTGTATTAAAAAATGATAATACAGTGTTATTAAAGGGCCTAAAAAACATTGTGTCTGTCAAATTTTCAAAGGATAGGCATCTTATAGAAACGACCTCTAATAAGCTGAAATCCAGAGAGATCACATTTCAGGAATACAGAAGAAACCTTGCTAAAGCAGGAGTTTTTCGGTGGGTTACAAATATCCACGAACAAAAAAGATATTACTATACCTTTGATAATTCATTACTATTTACTGAAAGCATCCAGAAAACTACACAGATCTTACCACGCTAAACCATAACGTCCGGCTTCTCTCACTCCTGAGCCGGACTGCATTGGTTTAATAAAAACCATCAACAATTGTGATTTAGATATTCGGAACCATTCAAATATAACAAAACCCCGTAAAAACGAGGTTTATGGATAAATTTTATTATTGAATACATCAGATTAAATTAATCTTGACATCATAGCTTTCAAGACCCGTCATTTTTTCCCGTGCGGTAAACTGAATACTGGTAACTTCTTTCCCGGTCTTTTTCTTAAGTTCAATAATTTTTTTTGTTATATATTCAGAAATATCTGCTTCTGCTTTTGTTTTTAAGTTTTCAATATTCATCATTTCCTCTTTTAGTCTGTTATGACTTTCCAGTTACACAGTAAGTCGATTATATGGTGCAAACGTGTAAAAGATAAGATGAAACATCGCAATAATCAACATACGATAGTCTAAATTTTACACAAACAGACAAAGAGAATTTTCCTGAATTATCAATGCAATAGCATCAAATCAACTCAAGAGCCTTATTGCTGCTTCCAGAATTTCTTCTGAAGTAACATGTCGATCCGCGGCTACATAAATGACTTTATGATCTCCGGTCAGAGATGGAAACCCTGCGGCCATTACAGTAAGGTGTGTTTTTTCGCCATTTGGATATTCACGCATGATGGTGTTAACTCCAGTCATCGCTGGCACTACCACTGCTGGTTCAGAGTTAAAAAAAACTATGATTTTTTTCATGATGTTACCGTAGTATGTGAGTATCCATCGAATAGACACCAAGCAAAAAAGCTCCCGAAGGAGCCTTCATTTTCACTTTTTTAAATCCAACGACAGACGGCTGGCATTTAAGTATTGTGAAATATTATCAAATGTAATCATCATTGATTTACAAAAGATACATTTTGCCCCGAAAGGATTCATGTCAGAAACATCAAAAGATGATGTTCTATACTGGGAACCATGACAACACGGGCATCTAAAGTGAATATGGTTTGTAATATTGTCTACCTCAAAGCGCCACTACATGAACAGCGGCAGGACCTTTAGGTCCGTTCTCAATACCAAATTCAACTTCCTGATTCTCAGTTAATGTTTTGAAATCGTTGCTCTGAATTGCTGAGAAATGGACAAACACATCTTTGCTGCCATCTTTCGGCGTGATGAAACCAAAACCTTTTTCAGGGTTAAACCATTTCACTAAACCAGTCATTTTGTTAGACATAATTATTACCTTTTGAAGAAATTAGCCCTTGGGCAGAATGGTCCGAAAAAAAATATCAGAGAGAAAAACCAACAAGGAAATCTCAAGAGGTACAAATAATAAAATTATAACAATGACTGCTTCAGATAAATTTGTAACAAACCAGAACACCATTAACGCATGATTAACCACCCATAGCAAGGATTACTTTTGTAAAGAAAAACACAGCAATGAAAGAATAGCTTTATTTATTAATAAAACGTGTCATTCTGATTAAGACCTTTTATCTTACCCTTAAGATTTCAGGAATTTTGGCTCATGGAAGAGTCCTTTTTATTTAAATTTTACATTCCGCGATGTAAATGTTCCGATTTAATATTACCCTACATTTGATGCTTTTTATCTCTTAAAGATTCATAGATCTGTTGACAAGTCACTCCTGCGATGTAGCGTTCGTCAGCAATTTCAGCATAAAGCTGAGCTTCTGCTGCAATATCTCCGAGCATGTTGGTGAGCATTCCTTCGGCGGTTTTGGTTGTTTTGCCTCTGACGGCAGCGGCAAGATCTGCGGTATGCTTCGCTGCGTCAAGGCGTATGGCATATTTTTTTGCTTCGGCACGCAACTGGTTAACACTATCAGACAGATAAGCAGCCCTGGCAGAAATTTCAGCAGATTTCTGTTGCGCATCTTTAACAGCCTCATCACGGGCTATAGTTCGCCCCTGTTCAATTATTCGAGCAGCAAATTGAGCATTTACCTCTTGTGATAATGCGGCAGCATCACGTTCCGCCCATTTTTTTTGCCATCCTCGGTCGCTCCAGACATTTCCGACGATAAATCCTGACAACACGAGAAAAATCACCATGAATATCTGATTCACTGTTCTATCCCCCAGCAGGTTAATGCGCTCTCCTGGTCACGACGAATAACCTGACCGTAACAGTTATTTGAACGAATGCGGCAATCGCGTCCGCCATCCTTAATCCACCAGCGAATCGCTTCGCATGCACCTTTACGATCACCAGCATTCAGCCGCTTATAAAACGTCGACGGGAAACACTTACCGGGGCCAATGTTATAGGGACAAAATGACGCGATACCCGCTTTTTGTGGTTCGGTCAGTGGTACTTTAATATTGCGCTCCACCCATGCCAGCGCCTTATCACGCTCAATGGCGTTGACCTGGTCGCATTTTTCCTTCGACAGTTTCATATTGGGAAAAACGGTTTTTCCATCCACCACTGTGGCACCCCGACAGATGGTCCATATGCCAGAACCATCGCGGTATGCCATTGTGTGGTTACCTTCTTTTTCGTCCAGAAACTGGTCAAGTATCTGAGGAGCAGATGCGCCAGCACCAATCAGCGCCAGAACGGCAGCCGACAGGCCGTATCTGATTTTTGTGTTCAT